GTGCCGAACACGAGGTCGAAGGGTTCCTGCGCGTGAGGGAGCTGCCGTGATTGTGTACTTCACGGGGGCTCCGCTCGCGACGCCGGACTATCTCGAGCTCATGAAGGGCCGGCGCGTCATGTACTCGTTCGTCGCGCGAAACCGCTCGGCGTGGGCGGACCTCTCGCACTTTGCCGGCGTGGCGCTCGACAGCGGCGCGTACTCGGTATGGCGGCGCGGCGCGAAGGTCGACCTTGGCGAATATGCCGACTACTGCGCGCGCCTCGAAGGCTCGCTCGACTGGTACGCGAACCTCGACGCAATCGCCGACTGGCGAATGACGCTCGCCAACCAGGCCGCCCTCGAACGCCGGGGCCTTCGTCCCGTGCCGGTCTTTCATCTCGGCGAGCCGTGGGCGCTTTTGGACGACCTCGCGATTTGTTACGAACGCGTCGCGATCGGCCGCGGGCCCGGGATGAAGCTCGACGAAGTGTGGTCGGCGCTCGACACGGTCTTCACGCGCTACACGAACGAGGATGGCGCGCCCACGGTCCGGTTCCACGGATTCAGGATGACCGACCGGCGCGTCATGGCGACCTTCCCGTTCGACTCGGTCGACTCGACGACGTGGATAGCGGGAAACGCATATGGCATGCTCCCCACCGATACCGGCCGCGCGGGCGGCTTTGCATTCTTGAGCGACAAGACGAAGGCGCGCGTCTGGCTTGAGTTCTTCGACGCCGCGCCGAAGGCATACAAATACGTTCACCATCCGCATCACGTTCCATGCAGCAGGCGCCCGCAGCGACAAGAGCTCGGGCGCATTTCCAACTCCACACGGCGCGGCTTACGGCATGACTTGGCCTCGGCCCTCGAGAGGCGATAGATGTCCGTTGACGAAATGACCAACGTTACCTTCCGGCAGAAGAAAACTGCCGTCATAGAAAGAATCCTCGACTCCCGCGACGCCTACACGCCGCGCGAGTGGGGCATCGTGCAACTGTACTTCAAATGCGGACTTAGCCACGCCGAGATCGCGCGCATCTTCAAGGTGCCGCGCCCGTCGATCACGCGCAGCATGAGAAATATTCGCAGGAAGGCGCTTCTCTGACGTTACATCCGCCGCTACCTGTGAAGGGCGAGCGCGATACCAAAACTCGCTAAAGGCGCATTACCGCCCTTCGAGGGGCGCCGCAACGCGCCCCTCTCTTTAACGGGAATCCCGGCGCGGAGTGTCCGGCTGATTCGGCGGCCGTCCGCGCCAGGCTACGAGGATACGGGCAAACGAAAGGCACGCGCGTGACTGACGACAAGCGGCGCAGCTCGAAATACCCGGAGTCGAAAAAGCGCGAGGTCCTCGAGACCCTCGCCGCCAGCGGCGGCAACATCGCGGCGACTTCGCGCGAGTGCGGCATCAGGGCGGAGACGATTCGCCAGTGGCGAAATGCCGCAAGGCTCGCTGCCGACTCCGCCGTGGGACCCGCTCCCGCGGGCGACGCCGCGGTTGAAGCCAACGCCGGCGACCTCAAGCGTTTCACAAAGGATTCCTGGGAGATCATTCACAAGGCCAATGAAGTCGTTCGCGACAAGGTCGACGAGCTCGGCGCGAAGGACGCTGCCTCGATAGCGTCCGGCTATTTCGACCGGCAGGGCAAGGCCGAGGAGCAGATGGAGTCTCACGGCGAGACGAGCGAGGAGTACGCGGCGCAATGGTCAAGCGAAGCCAGGTGAGGCTCTACCGCCCCCATGAGGGGCAGCGGCCGTTTCACGAGTCCGAGGCGCGGTTTCGCGTCTGCGCGAACGGGCGGCGCTTTGGCAAGACGATCGCCGGCGCTAACGACATGCTCCTTTTCGTCCTCAATCATTCGAAGACGCGCGCGTGGTGGGTGGCGCCAGTCATGGACCAGGCGGCGAGGGTCTTCGAGGAGATAGCCGACAGGATGCACCCGCTCATCACCAAGAAGAGCATCACCGACAAACGCATCGTCTTCGGCAACGGCAGCGAGGTCGAATTCAAGAGCGCGCACGAACCCGACCACCTGCGCGGCGTGGGGCTTGATTATCTCGTCGTCGACGAGGCGGCGGACGTCGATGAAGATGCGTACTTTTCGTGCCTGCGCCCGGCGCTCTCCGACCGGCGCGGCAGGGCGATATTCATCTCGACGCCCAAGGGGCGCAACTGGTTTTACAGGATGTACCTCAAGGGGCAGGACCCCGCCGAGCCGGACTACCGGTCGTGGCAGTTTCCCACGTGGATGAACCCGTACATCGACCCGGCCGAAGAGGCCGCGGCGCGCGAGGTGCCGCGGCACGTGTATCGCCAGGAGTATGAAGCCGCGTTTCTCGAAGACGAGGACACGGTGTTTCGCGACGCGCGCTCATCGATCGGCTCGCGACTGCGCCCGGCCCAGGCGGAGGAGAGTTATGTCTTCGGCCTCGACCTCGGCCGCGCGCATGACTTCACCGTGCTGGTCGGTTTCGAGACGCGCCGGCGCGAGATGGTCTACTTCAACCGATTTCGCGGCACGGGCTACTCGGCGCAAAAGGAGCTCATCGCCCGGGCGGTCAAGGATTACCGCGCGCGCCTCGTAATGGACTCGACCGGCGTCGGCGAACCGATATTCGACGACTTTCGCCGCGATGGGCTCGACGTGACGGGCTACCACTTCACTGAAGGATCGAAACGCCGCCTCGTCGAGAACCTCATCGTGGAGATGGACGCAAGGCGCGTGTGCATCGCCGACGTCGCCGTGCTGACAGCCGAGCTCGAGGCCTTCAGGTACGTCACGAACAGGAGCGGCCGCCTCTCGTACGAGGGCCCGTCCGGCGGCCACGACGACTGCGTCATCGCGCTGGCGCTGGCGGTCTGGGGGCTTCGCGGCCGCGAGCGCCCGGCGCACGTTTTGACCGCGCATGGGTCGGTGGTTTTCCCGGCCGCGAGCGGCCGGGTTTTCTAAAGCGCGCCCTCACCATATCAGGTCCGGGCGGCAATGGACAGGAGAACAAAATGGCCAACGTTCTGACGACGCTCTTAAGCCGGGGGCGCAAACATTTTAGCTCCAAGCCCGCGCGCCCCTCGACCGTCGAGGTCACGCGTTACGGCGGGCGGACCGCCCTGGACGGCGGCGGCCCCAGGCCCGGCGCGGTGCCGGTGCGGATCCTCAAGAAAATGCGCGTCGACGCGCAGATCGCGCTCGGGCTTTCGGCGGTCAGGGCCCCCGTCACGGGCGTCTCGTGGTGGGCCGCGTCGCGTAACGAGGAGGCCGCGCGCTTCGTCGAGGCGGCGCTCTCGCCCGTGTGGACGCAAATCCTCCGCACGAGCCTCACGGCCGTCGACTTCGGCTTTCAGGCGGCGGAAAAGGTGTGGGAGGTCCGCGACGTCGAGTACGACTTCGCCGGCGCACGGCGCCGCAGGCGCGGCGCGGTCATCCGCAAGCTCCGCGACCTCGATCCCGAAGGGGTAGCGATTACCGTCGACGACCGAGGCGACTTCGCCGGCGTGAGAACGAGCGAGAGTTTCATCCCCGCAGAGAAGTGCTTCGTCATGACGCTCGAAAAGGAATGGGGCAACCTCTACGGCCGCGGCAGGCTCGAGGCCGCTTACGAGCCGTGGTACTGGGGGAGCGTCATGTACATGTTCGCCAACCGCTACTTCGAGCGCAAAGGCGACCCCGCGATCATCGGCCGCGCCCCCGCCGAGGAGCGCACCGATTCCGAAGGCAACCGCGTTCGCACTCTCGACGAGGCGGCGCGCGTCATATCGAGCCTTCGCTCGGGCGGGACGGCGGTTTTTCCCGACGAGCGAGATGAGTCCGGCAATCTCCGCTGGGCGTTCGAGTACCTCATCGACGACAAGCGCGCTGACATGTTCATCGCGTACATCGAGCACCTCCAGGTGATGAAGCTCCGCGCCATCCTCGTGCCCGAGCGGATGATGACGCAGGACTCCGCGACCGGCTCGTACGCGATGGCGAGCGAGCACACGGAGACATTCCTCAGGAACGAAGAGGGGCTCCTTTCGGAGATCATCGAGCACGTGAACCGGTACATCGTGCGGCCGCTCGTGGAGTTCAACTTCGGTGCGGACGTCGACGTGCGCATCGAGACCGGCGGCGTCCGCCGTAAGAACGAGGCGCTTCTGAAGGAAATCCTCTTCAAGGTCATCGACGCGGAAGGCACCGGCAAGTCGCGTACGGCCGAGATAGTCGACGCCGTGAAACTCCTCGAGCAGCTGAACGTCGCGCACACCCCGCGGTAGCGGACGGTGCGCGGGCGGGCTCGTCCGCGGGTGCAAGGGGGGCCACGGAGTCAGCGCGAAAACCGAAGGCGACCCACGCGGTCGCCACAGAAGAAGGGAAGGGCTATGGACAACGAAAAGGTCTTGTGGGATTTGTCGCTTGGCGCCGGCGCGGCGACGGCGGTCGCGCCGGGGAGATTCGAGAAGGAGCTCCTTCGCGTCGGACGCTGGGTTCACCCGGCCAGGCAGTTCGTCCTCGACGTGACGCGCGAGAGGCTCGCCCGCTGGGTCGAGTGCTTCAGGAAGATGCTCTCGAAGGGCATCCGCGTTCCGGTGCCGTACGGGCACTCGTACGACCCGCGCGACAACGCGGGGTTTCTCTCCGACATGCGCGTTGACGGCGACCGGCTCATCGGCGTTCTCGATATACCGCGCGCCGAAGACGCCGAGCGCCTGGGCTCGGTGGCCGCCGACGTGTCCGTCTCGGTCAACCCGGACTTTACGGACGGCCAGGGCGAGCGGTTCGGCGAGGTCATCGAGCACGTCGCGATAACGAACTACCCCATCGTTACGGGCCAGTCGAATTTCGTCGCGCTCGAATCGCCCGGCGCAAACTCAAAGATCATCCGGCTTGAGATGGACGCCACAGGGGGCGATGACGCCGCCGATGCCGAGACCGAGTCCCGTGCAGGCGCGGCTGCGGACACAAATGCGCCGGCGGGCGAAGGCGACAACCGCGTGCTTCTCGACCGCATCGCGCATCTCGAAGAGGAGCGCCTCGACCGCGAGGTCGACAGCCTCCTTCTCTCGGGAAAGATCAGCCCCGCCGTCTCGGCAAGCGTGAGAAGGCTTCTCTCGGCGGGCGGCGAGGCGTTGCAGCTCTCGGCCACTGGCGAGAGCGTGTCGCCGGCCGAAGAGCTCCGCGCGATACTTGCGGCGCTGCCGGCGGGGGCGTGGGTTCCGCTTGAGACGAGAGCGGCCGGCGCGAAGTCCCTTGCCCGCCGCGACGCCGAGATGAGCGACGAAAGGGCGAGGCTCCTCGCCCAGGAGAACGCGCGGATTATCGCGAAAGGAGGCGCCGAGGTTCGCATTTAACAGGTAGGGCTTTTTCAAGCCCCGGACACAGGTGAAACAAAGGAGGAGGAAATGGTGCAGTTAGGTTATGGAGCTTCGCGGGAAGTAACGGACAACGAGTACAAGCTGAGCGACCACGGCGTGAAGGTCGCCGTGACGATCGACGCAAATGCGTCCGACGCCGGCGGCACGCCGACGACGACCCTCAGGAAGGGCCTCGTCCTCGGCAAGGTCACCTCGAGCGGCAAGTACAAGCAGTACTCCAACGCCGCGGTCGACGGCACCGAGGTCGCCGCCGGGATACTCGACGACGAGACGAACCTCGTCGGCGACTCTGGCGTGCCTGCCTACAGCCAGTCGACGATGCTCATCCACGGTTACGTCAAGGAGTCGAAACTCCACGGCATCGACTCCGCCGGAAAGGCCGACCTTGCTGCGGTCATCTTCGGCTAACGGCCGGGGCGATCTCGAAGCACGGGCCGGCAGCGCCGCCTGACCAATTAAATAGGGACTGTCCCTATTTAATGCCGTGAGCCGGCTCCATGTTGGCATGCGTAACAGCAGTATACAAAGGCAGTTAGGGCCATCACGCACCACAAGACGCGGTCCGGATGGCAGCGCCGAACAAATAGGGACTGTCCCTATTTGTTTAGCGGGTGATCAGGTCGCAGCTCGGCGGGCAATTCGTGAATTGCCCCCGTAAGAATCGCACTCACAACCAACGGAGGTGGAAGGAATGGACATAGGCACTGTGGAAGTACTGGACTACAAGGTTCTGACCGGGACGCTTTCGAACTTCAAGCACCCGGAGCTGGTCGGCCAGGCGCTCATGGCCAAGGCCGCGGTCGAGGGCAACATCGCGTCGTGGGACGTTTACTCGCCGTCGCGCGTGACGGGCAATTTCCGCGTGCCCGGCGCCCCCGCGACGAAGGTCGACCTCGTCAAGGTCGCAAGCCGCACCGCGACCCTGGCGCCGGTCCTTCTCGAAAAGACGCTCGACGACATGGCGCTCTCGTGGCTGCGCTCGGGCGACGCGGCCGCGGGCGACGGCGCGCGCGCGAGGATCACCCGCGAAGAGGCCGACCTCGACCGGGTCCTCGAGTACACCAAGGAATACGCGGTCTGGAAGGCGCTCTCCGGGACGCTCGCGGTGAACCAGGGCGACGTCAAGTTCACCGTCGACTACGACCTCAAGAACACGCACAAGCCGACCGCGTCGACTTCGTGGGCGACATCTTCGACCGACGTCATCGCCGACATCAAGACATGGAAGGGCCTCGTCGCCGCCGACTGCGGCTACGCGCCGACCGACGCCTACTGCAACGAGTCGGTCATGGAATACCTCATGACCAACGACGACGTCGCGAGCTTCCTCGGCGAGGGGGCGCTGCGCGAGCAGGTGGCCCAGAACGGCTACATCACGCGCTTCATGGGCCTGGCGTGGCACGTATACGACGCCGGCTACATCGACGCTGCGGGCGCGTTCCAGAAGTTCATCGGCGACGACAAGCTCTTCGTCGTTGCCGCCGACGCGCCGTTCGGCGCAATCCTCTCCGGCTCGCAGGAGATCCCCGCGGGCTTCTCCGAGACGCGCCGCGTGTACGGCAAGTTCGCCTACAGCGCCGTCGAATCCAATCCTCCCGGCGTGAGGCTCTTCGTCGGCGAAAACTTCCTGCCGGTGATCTACATCCCGGACGCGATTGTCGCCGCGGACGTCACTCCGTAAGAGCGGCTAAATGGGCGGGGGGCCCGCGAGGGCCCCTCTTCCTGAATTGGAGGCACACGATGGGCTACTACAACACGCTTGCGGCGCAGGCCGGGTACCTCTCAAACGTGAGGCTCAAGGCCTCGTCCGCAAACGGCATCACGCAGGGCGACCTCGATTCGGCCCAGATCCACGCCAAGGCGACGATAGACGCGCATCTCGCGGCCCTGTACGACACGTCGGCGTGGGTTTCGTCGACGCCGCCAATCGTAGGGCGCGTCGCGGACATGCTCTCTTCGGCCGAGGTCCTCGAGTACAAGTACCAGCGCGGCGACACGGCCGAGGGCGACGACACGAACCTGCCGTCGGTCCTCTGGCGGGACGCGCTGGCGCTTTTGGAGATGATAAAGCGCGGGGCGATTTCCGTCGTCGCCTCGGACGGTCACGTCCAGGCGAGGCTCGTGACGGGCGTACTGCCCGAAGCAGCCGTGCCCGAGGCCGAGTTCTTCCCCGCCACGGCTGGCAGGACACCGTTCGGGCGAGCGACCGGGCAGAACCTCGAAAGCCTCTACAGGTCAAGGGGGGCGTAGGCCATGTCGAATCCGCTCACCGACGTTCGCACGGCGATTTGGACGCTCCTCGACGCGCACGCGGGGTTAACGGCCTTCATGGGCGACCGCGAGGGGACGAGGTACCGGTTCGGCGAGTGCGAGAACCTTCCGCAGAAGCTCGCCGCGGACGACTGCCCGGCCCTTGTCGTCGCGCCGGGCGAGGCCGAGGTCGATTGGGAGACGACCGCCGCGCGCGGCATTACGTACCGCGTCGAAGTGCGGGGGTATCTCGATTCAACGGCAGCCGACGAGATCGAGGAATTCTCGTATCTCGTCTATTCGGCGCTCGTGGCGGGCCTGCCTGACTTCGGCGTCGACGCGGTCGAGGGGATCGAGTTTGCCGGGCCGGTATTCGGCGCGGCCAAGACGCTCAACGCGCGCTTCAGGGAATTCAGGCTGGGGGTCCTGGCGAGGATTCATTCGGAGGCGGGTCGCTAAGGCCCGACTGCTATGTACGGCAAGGGCACTGTGATGAGACTGGCCGCCGAAAGCGCCTGGGGGGTGTGCCCCTCGGCGGGCTGGACGGCCGCCGAGGTCGCGAAGGCGCACGTCAGCCTCTCGCCGCGGATCGCCGCGACGAGGCACCTTGGAGGCGCGGCGCCCGGCGTCGTGTACTCGGTCGCCGACGTCGAGGTCGCGCCTGCGGCGGAAAACATCGACGCCCTCGCGGCCGCGGCGCTGTCGCGCGACGCATACGGCGAAATGTCGAGTTACACGCTCCAGGTTGCGGACTCCTCCGGCGCGCGCGAAGTGAGAGGCGCGTTTGCCAGGCGCCTCAAGATACGGGCCGGGATCGCCCGGCTCGAGCTCGACCTGGCGTTCGAATTCGTCGGCAAGACCTGCGCCGCTTGCGAGGCGTTCGAGCCCGAAACGCCGGGGCAGGGCGGCAGGCCGTTTTCGTTCTCCGGCGCCGAGATGAAGGTCGACGGCGAGACGCTTCCCGGCAGGGAGTTCTCGGTGTCGGTAAACAACAACATCTTCATCGGCCCGTCGGACGGCGACAACGACCCGGCGTTCGTCTCGGCGGGGCGGCAGGGCGTCACCGGATACATCATCGTAGCCGGCGACCGGCGGGATCT